CGACTACGGATATTTCAACTAACAACCGCCGCCGTCATGGCGGCTTATGGAGAAAGTAATGAACAATGTAATTTTCCAGTACGACCAAGATTCTGCCCTGACCTCTGGCGCATCCAACTACATAACAGAAGGCGGCCCGCACGTTGGCGCCATTGCTGAGGCAAAGTACGTGTTCGGCAAGAATGGTAAGCAGTCTGCTGGCCTTGAGTTCACCCTGTCCACTGATAATGGTGAGGCTAAATACCTGTCCGTTTGGTATCAGAAAGCTGACGGCACGGTAAACCAGTACGGGTACGCCCTGATTCAGTCGATGATGGGCTTGTGCAAACTGAACACGCTGACCCAGCAAGCAAAGGGTGATTACTCAATCGCACCTGAATTCACCGGCAAGCAAATCGGCCTGCTTCTGCAAAAGATCCTTACCAGCAAGCAGGATGGATCCGACTCCTACAAGATGGAGATCAAGTTGGCATTCCTTCCGCAAACACGCCAGACGCTTAAAGAGACGATTGGTAGGGAGCCTGCCGTTGTTGTTGATCAGTGGGCTGCCAGCCTTACCGTAAAAGATGAGCGCAAGAAAGGCCAGTCGCAAGTCGCAAGCTATCACCAGTATGATGACGTTCCTCAAAACGATTCAGATCTTCCGTTTTGATGACAAGGCCCGCCATGTGCGGGCTTTTCATTTCGTGACATAAGCCACAAAGAACCTTGATAGCAACCAATTCAGCCCTCACCAGGCAGCCTTTTCATCACAGATGGATAATTTATGAGCAATATGTTCGCGGTGTTCAACCGGTAGGTCTGCAACAAAAAGCAAAATAATACACAAAGCGCCTTGCAATTTATTGTGGGGCGCTTTACATTGAAGGGGTCAACAACGCGGTGGATGAAGTGATGAAAAACGCAGATATGCCAGCAATGCCAGTAGTGGAAGTTCAGCGCGTAGGGGATGTGGAGAAATCAACCAGTAAGGCAACTGGCCTCACCAAGCGCGAGATGATGGCGATGCACATCTTGAGCGGGCTTCTTTCTGATTACGAATTTGACGTTACAAGACAGATGGCGGCAGAGATAGCTGTGCAACAGGCAGACGCGCTCCTTGCCGAACTGGAGAAATCACAATGAAAACCTACCGCATCAGTGGCACCAACCGCCGCACCGGGCGATTCGAAACCGCCAACGTACAGGGTGCAACGCCGGAGCAGGCTCTCCAGCTCATGGGCATGACCCACTGCCGCATGGTGGTGCTGGATAAACAGGGGGTGGAGTGATGTCTGCTGTAGTTGGATTTTTGATGGGTGCGCTCGGATACATTTTTGTGTCCAACGGATGGGTGCGCACGGGTGCTTTCATTTTTATTGTTGCCGCCATCATCGTGACCGTTTTGGAGATGCAAAGATGACCGAACTCCGCCCCTCCAGCAGCGAAGCCTTCGCCGAGCGCCTGCGCAGTGCCGAGGCTCGCCGCAACCAGGAACTTGCCAACCCATGCCGCCGGACACGCGCCACCGACATGGCCGCTGCGAAGCGCCGCTGGGATCTGGAAGAACAGCAAGAGATGCGCCGCATTGAGCGCCAGCACAAGGATATTTGGGAATGAACGACAAGCAACAACGGGCGGCCTATGTCACCACCCTGTCGCCGGAGCAGCTGGAGCGCATCCAGAGCAACAACAGCAAGCCAAGATCGACCGGTCGCCGCATCACTATCGAGCGGGAGCGCGGCGACGTGGTTTACCGGTCTCAGTGTCCGTATGTGGGCATCACCAGGCTGATTAAGGGGGCGAAGTGAACATCGACATCAACAACCCGCCGCGCAAGTACCGGGTGATCTATGCCGATCCCGCTTGGCAGTTCGGAAACCGCAACACTGGCGGCACCATGAAAAGCGCTGCCGAGGCTAAATACACAGTAACCAGCTTGGCCGATATGGCGGCCCTGCCGGTTTCTGGGCTCACTGACGAACACTGTCTGCTGGTTATGTGGTGGGTTGGGGCAATGCCGCAAGAAGCCATCGACCTGTGCAAGGCGTGGGGCTTCCGGCTGGTAAATATGAATGGCTTTGTGTGGCGCAAGCTGACCAAAACAGGCATTCCGTTCTTCGGGATGGGGTTCGCCACCAGGGCGGGGTCGGAGAGCGCGCTTATTGGTGTGCGGGGCAAGCTGGGGGAGCTCATCAAAGACCACTCCGTGCGCGCCGTTATCGAATCAAGGGTTGGCCGCCACAGCGAGAAGCCACACGAATTTCGTGAGGCTATCGAAAAGCTGTGCGGAGATGTTCCGCGCGTTGAGTTGTTCGCCCGAGATGCGGCGGACGGCTGGGATTGCTGGGGCAATCAGGCCCCGCAAGATAAATCAGGAGATCAAGACGAATGACCATCATCTACGTGGCCGGGCCAATGTCCGGCATCAAAAACTTTAACCGCCCGCTGTTCAATCTGGTCGCCGCTGAGCTGACCGATCAGGGTCACAGCGTGCTTAATCCAGCAACACTGCCGAACGGCTTGAGCCAGGGCCAGTACATGCAGATCTGCCTGCCCATGGTGGCGGTAGCTCACGAGCTGGTCATGCTGCCTGGCTGGGAGCAGTCGGAGGGTGCCTATATCGAGTTTTGCCTGGCCAAGAAGTCAGGCAAGACGATCCGGGAACTTGGCGGGCGCATTCTGCATGAAGGCAATCAAGGAGAAGGAAATGAGTAACGAAACGGGTCTGGACTGGCTGGCGCGGAATGTTCACAAGTGGCTCGAAGGCAAGCGCGAGGTTTTGGTTTGCTGGCCGCGCAATGTAGATACGCTAATTTGGAGCTACGTCTTATCGGATACAGGCTGGATAACCAAAGCCAAATGGCTCGCCCGCCGCGCCGAGTTGCAGAACAAGCCCAGCTGGAGGGGTGCGCCGGAGTGGGCAGAATGGCTGGCTCAGGACGATGACTGCGTATGGTATTGGCACAGAAATAAACCTAATGGCGGCGAAAAACGTTGGGTTTCATATGGTGAGTCAGGGGTAGCGCAGCGAGGAGAATTGCTCGGCGACTGGCGCGACACCCTCGAAAATCGGCCTTCTGACCTGTCTGAGCAAATGGTTATGTCACGCCTGCAAGAAGCTACCGACAATGTTCTTGCTGCCGCTCCTGAGCTGATGACGGACAAGTACAAATTCGATCCATTCGTCAGTGCGGAAGATGCGGCAACCGCCAAGCAGCCAGCACCAAAAGGGAGCGGCAGCCCAATCCTTGGCATGGTGCTTGCTGACCTGACCAATCGCGCATTGGAAGGCAAAGAAAAGTACGGCGAGCCATTGCTGGCGCACAACGGACGAAATCCGCTTTGGGATGCGTACCAAGAGGCGCTAGACTTGGCGATGTACCTTAGACAGGCAATTGAGGAGCTTGGTTGATGCACCGATACTACCACGCTCCGCTGCCGAACTGGTCTCCGTGGTGGTTGGCAATGGTGTGGTGCGCAATCATCGTCATCATTGGCGGGTCGCTATACCAGGGCTCGCCGCACCATGAGCCAGGCGTTAGCCATGCGCTGCCGGATCCCTACGTCCCGCAGTGTTACGCAACCGAGTGGCGAAGTGGACAGCATTGCGAGTTCCGGCCAGTGAAGCGGAACGGGAATAATTAAAACAAGCGGCATCATTGACAAAAATAGCCACGTGACATAGGATTGTTTTGCTGATATGTGATATCCATTCCTGTTGTTGTGCAAGACATCTGTTGCTGTGCGATATCCTGTTGTTGTGCCATTGCTCTTTGATTGCGTGTTATCTCCTGTGATAAGTGAAAGCCCCTCGATGAGGGGCTTTTTTTATTCTCGTCATCACGGCATCTTCGGGAGCGGCAAGTCCAGGAACCCGTTATACATCGCCAGAGTGGCGGAGATGGTCTGCGTCTGGGTGTCAGTAGACTCGATCTCCATCAGGATCTCCTGGTTTGGCTCGATGATCCACCCGTACCCACCTGCCACCTGAGTGGCCCCCTGGCCCTGAACCTGGGTGTTGCCATCCAGGAAGATATCCGCGCTCCATCGATTGCCAAGGGAGGCAGGAGCCGCCGCCAGCGCATACAGATCAAAATCCCTGAAAGATGGCTTGCCGGGGCGCAAGCAATGCACCACTTCCGGCGATGGCAGGGTCTGCGGGGTGAATCCCGTGTAGAACCTGGCAATCAGGCCAGTGCCTGTGTAGCTGAAAACCCTCTGCTTCAGATCCAGAGGCAGGGTTCTGGTTTTCAGTATTGAGTATAACTTTGCTCCAGCAGCGACATCCGTCAGCCTGCGGCTGGCAGTCCACTGACTCCCATTCTTCTTGTTGGCTTCGTCGTAGAACTGCACGGTCTCGGCCCGAGTGCCGGAGTAGACCCCCTTGGGGGTTCCGTCTTGGCTTATCGTCGGCATATCAGTACCTCCAGAAAGTTACCCGAGCCGTTGCGGCGCCGGTGATGCCAGAGAAGGTGATCCGCCCCTGCTTTGCTCGCCCTTCAAAGTAGGGCGGCTCGTAGGTGGCAGACACTCCAGCCTCGGCAGCGTTGATCACGTTGTGGTTCGATGATTCCATCCACCCAGACCCCATGGGTGACACTTCCGCAGACATCAGGCCGGCAGCCGGAGTAACTGGCACCAACCCAGCAGTGTCACTGAAAAACTCCACGTACACCTGGCAGCGAGACGCGCTAGATGCGCTCATCTCCCCGGTGTAAAGCGTGGCATTCGCCACCGGCAGCACGTCGCCACCCGCCGGCGTCAGTACCGGCCATCGCTCATTTGCCATATAGGTCTCCTTGGTTTAGCTAGGGCAGAGCACCCTCGCCGAGATCCAATAATAACATCACCAACCACACTCAACACCGATCGGCTCCAACTGGGTTTAGAATGTCAAGCCGTTGTGCGATAATCCCAATAACAACTCGACGAGGACGAGAGATGTCGCAGACGCCATCCGGCCATGACCCGCAAGGAGCTTACCAGCTTGGCAGGATGGCCGAAGCCCTTTCACAGAACACCGTCACCCTGACCAAACTGGTTGAGGCGGTGGATGAAAACTCTCGCAGCACCGCCAGACTTGCCAACCGGCAGGACAGGATGGAGCAGACCATCGAGCAGATTCAGGCTGACCAGCGCAAGATGATCAACATCAACATGACTGGCCAGTCCACTGAAGCCGATGTGCGCAAGCGCCTGGAGTGGCTAGATCGGAAGTACCAGGAGGAGGTGAGCGCCAACAGCGTGAAAGACCACGGAAAAAAGGTGCTATATGGTGCCGTGCTGGTCGCGCTGTTCTGGTTCATGTTCGCCCTCGTCAAAGATGCCGCCGTTGCAGAAGTTGCAACGAAACTCAAAAATCAAACCGAAATTCGCAATGGAGGGTAGCTCATGAAGAAATGCCAATGCACGCCAGGCCTGTTCGGCTGGCTATTCGGTTTTCGCTGCTGCGAGCACCAGGATATGAAGCGCCATCCATATGGATATCAGCCGGCATGCCAGAGCGACAAGCCCCGCAACCCTCCACCCAAAAAGCCCTGAGGATAGGCCATGACAAAAAACAAACTGGCGGGCTCACTACTTGCCGGCGCCATAGCCCTGGCAGCGGGCTTTGAGGGGGTCAAGTACGTGGCGTACCAAGACGTCGGCAATGTATGGACGCTCTGCTACGGCGAGACCTTGGGAGTCAAGAAAGGCGACGCCGCCACGCCATCCGAGTGCAAATCGCAATTGATCGCCTCCCTGCTCCGTCACAACGCCCCGTTCGAGAAGTTGCCGCGCCAGCTCCCCGCGAATGTTCACCTCGCCGCGCTCGACTTCTGCTACAATGTCGGCGTGGGCAATTGCACCAGCAGCACCCTGTGGCGTCACCTGCAGACTGGCCGGTACGACGAGGCCTGCCAGCAATTCACCCGCTGGCGCTACGCAGCTGGCCGAGACTGCAGCGAGTCTGGCAGCCAGTGCCGGGGCGTGTGGGAGCGCCGCAAGCTGGAGCGCGACATCTGCACCGGGGCGGTAAGCATAGAGCAGGCAGCCACACGACTAGGTCAAAAACTGGAGGATCCGGACAATGCTAAAGCTAATTGACAACTGGCGCGTTGCGCACAAATTCACCTCGATGCAGTTCATGGCGTTTGCCGGGGTGTGCGACATCATCCTTGCAGGAGTGGTGATTGTGGATCAAAAGTTCCCGTTCGATCCTCTGTGGTACGTGCTGGGCCGCCTGGCGCTAACCGGTGTCAGCATGGGTGCGCGCCTGGTGGCACAGCGGAGCACGCAGTGATTATCCCGTCCTGGGCCAAGCTCTCCGCCTCGCTGGCGCTGCTGGCCGCCTATGGTGCGTGGTGCTATCACTCCGGGGCCGCCAGTGTGCGCGCAGATGCAGCCGAGCAAGCGGTTGAGGCGTGGGGTGAGCGGGCGGCATTGTCCGGAAGATTGAGTGTGGCCGACCAGCGTTTGGCCGAGGCCCAGGCGCTCATCATGCAGGGTGTTGCCGTAGAGGTGACCAAGAGAGAGGTGATATACCGTGACCGGATTAAGGATCCTGCTACTGCTAAGTGTGTGGCTGACAGCGGGCTGCTCGAACTCATCGACGCCGCCAACGGCATTGATAGCGCCAAGCGCTGATCTCATGGTGCCGCCCGCCGAGCCGCTGCCCGTGTGCTGCGACCCAGAGGCGGCACCGACCGCCATTCGCCACAATGGCGAGCTGCTGCTGGATAGCTCCGCGAGGCTGCGCAGGTGGCAGTTATGGTGGGAAGGGCAGAGAAAGTAATGCCCGCTGGCCAGTTGCGTGGCGTACTGGGTAGGTTCAACCAGGGCGAGTGCAAATAAAGATTCGCTGATACGGCGGTGACTAGCGCCCGTGTTGAAGGTAATGCTGATGTCCAGGACTTGCTGATGGAATACTGCAAAATGAAAAAGCCCCTGTGAAGGGGCTTTTTGTTGAATTACAAAACCGCTTTACCAATGAGGCGGCAACCTATCCTGAAATAAATACTTCCCGCAGAACTTCAACGCTCATTACAGTTGGGTGCGCTGTCCCGCCAGAGAATTTTACCGACACGTCCGCTGTTATGGACGTTGGGTCCTGCGTAAAAACAAAGTCGAAATTGCTCTTTGAGTTAGCAGGGACATTGATAAAGTAGTGTTTTTGGTCTGAGTTATCCTTACTTACCGTAATTCTTGTGTTCGTAGGGGTAGCGTCGGTTTCAGCATAGACACTAATCGTTATTTTTGATTTCCTAATTGATGTAGCTGGTGAGTACGCTCCATCAGCTGTCAATAAAGCGCCCCCAGTGGTATCAAATACCACATCAGGTGTTCCTGCCACAGGGGAGGATGCCGCCACCGCAGCTGTGATGTCAGACCGTGTGGCCCAAGACTTCTTCATCTTTGTCAGAGCGCCGCGACCAATGCACATACATAGGGCGGTAGAGCCGTTTATTTTTGCGGTCTTGATGCCACCAGCAGCCACAAACTCGCTCATGGCCAAGAATCCCGTTCCAGTTGTAGCAACAACTATTTTATTTGTTGCTACAATTGAATTACCTACTGGTTGCGGACAGACAGCCGTGTAGTTGTTGTTTTCTTGACCTGGAGCTTGAACATAAAGGATGCCACAGTAAGCCCCAGGAACATCAATCTTGTTCCCATTTACACGAGGAACACTTGTAACAAAGCGCTCCAGCTCGACAATGACAGGTATAAACCCAAGGCCGTAGTTAACAGAACCACCTACGGCAGGCAGGCCGCCTGCCCAAAACTCTACATAATTATTGCTACAATCAACAGCAACAGGCTTATTCATCTTGATAAGCCACTCTGTGGTTGCACCTGTATTCAACTCGTTAAGGGTGAACTCCCCGCCGTTCTGCTCTATTAGCTCGAAGCCGCGCGTACAGAAACCAAGCGTATTCTTGTGGTGTATTGTGTTGTTTGGCCTGAAATGAATCCCAGCTTGATAACAATATGCAAAGCTGTTGCCTATATAGGCGCTAGACCAGCTTCCAAGTGCGAAATCAAGACCTCGCTTCCATTTTATAAACCGGCAATTTTCGATAAATGTTATACAGTTTGCATTTCCGGTATTTTCATGAGACCTGACTGCGGATTTTGTAAGAGACAGCAGGTATGCTGCGTAACTTGATGGTGGAGAAACACCCCTGTCACCATCCAGCAGGATATTGCTCAGTCTCAGGATATTTCTAGTGGAGTTCCTGAAACCATCGCAACCAGAGAACCGCAGCTTAGCCCCAAACTGATCGCCCTGAGTAGATGATGATGGACCGACAAAAGTGGCAACGGCCGATGTGGACGGGCTTCCGATTACAACACTTGAGTCAAGGTGAAAATCACCATCAACCCAAATGCGCTTCCCGGTAGCTATGGAGTAGTCGGCGGCCTTTTGGAAGGCTGAAGCACACTCAATGCCATCAGCCGCACCCCACCACCTAACATCAGCGTCACCATTAAATTGGCGCTTCCAACGCCTACCACCAACCCCAACCAGTATCGTTGCATCATCGTCAGCCGTTGACGAATCTGTCGCGTCAAGCACAAAAAAACCTGATGCTCTATCGAACAGATTAGACCGACCTAGACAGCGAATTTTTGATGCAGGTCCTGTATATGAACGCAATGTTGCGTAGGTTCCAACATCAACAGTAATGTTGCCGCTTTGGTCAACAAACCCCCCGCTCGCGGGGTCAATCCCAGCGGCAACAGGTCCGGCTGGGCCGGTGTAGCCCTTCCCGGTAGCAAAGTCGATTCCGACATCATTCGCATTGACGAGTGTGAACCCACCCTGGAACGTCCCCACAACGTTGTAACCAGCCTCCGCATAGCTTCGGCGGTACAGCTCCATCACCTGCAGATCTGGCCTTGTCCATCCAGCTCCACCGGAATTCGGATCTGTCTCGTTCCCGGCAACCGCATTTTTAAAGACGGACACTCCATCATCGCCGATCAGAACTGCGCCTGATGGATAGCCGCCGATGGCAGCAGCAAATGCTGCGTCAAACGTGGGTTTACCCCCGGCCTGCATGTAGCGGATTGCTGATGTGATGTCGTAAAGGATCCCGTTGAAGTCCATCCCTGATGGTGGAATGCCGCCAGACGCCTTTGGCAGCATGGTTCGCTCAGGGAATCCCTTGTCGAACCCGGCCTTTCCAGTTGTATTATTTGATGCAGGCGGGATCGTGTTTTTGAGTCCCGATTCTGCAAATGGTGTCACAAACTTTGACGGCTCAGTTATTGATGTCATTTATGGTCCCCTAGAGATTTATTTGAACAGCCACCCATCTGACTATTGCGCCTGCAGAAGGTGGCGTGCCATCCAGCTTTGTGATCTTGAGCTTTGTCCCGCTGAGGCCGTGTGATGTAAATTCCTCATAAACAACTGCGGGACCTGTTCCTGAGTGCATCCCCACTATCACATAATCCCTGTCAAACGGGGCGCTAAAGGTTATATTAACATCTCCGTTTGACAAGCTTTCAGATTTTCCGGTTTGCACAATCCCGCCAGGGGTGCTGAATCTGCCGTTTGCCGGAGAGGATGAGCCGTAAAGGAAGTATCCCATGTCTGGCACATTTCCGGCGCCGCTGCCAACATCCCTTTTGGCGCAAGTGCCTAGGCCGAGTATATCAGAAACATCTTGAGCTTCTTTTACCCAGCCAGTTTCATCTGTGTTTGGGTTGTTTGTGTTCCCATCCATCACACATCTGAAAACGGTCTTACCATCGCTCGCGGTGACTTTTGCATTGGCAGCGTACCCGCCCACGGCTGCGGCAAATAAAGCGTCAAACGTGGGCGCCCCACCTGCCTGCACATACTGACAAGCCCGAGTGAGAGAATAGAGGATGCCATTGAAGTCCTGGCCCCAAGGTGGGATTCCTCCAGCAGCCTCTGATGCCATGTTAATGGAGGAAAAGCCAACATCAAACCCGGCCTTCCCCGTCACGGGGTCTGCGGCTTGTGGGATGTCGAAGCGGATCCCGCTCTGTGACCACAAGGTGGTGTATTTGCTTGGTTCAGAAACAGGCATCTCGCCCTCCGATTTCGTTGTTACGCATTGTAAAACACACCCTGATCAAATGGGTCGTAATCATAACCGCCTGGGGACTCAGCCTCGGAAAAGCCAAGGGTTTCCAGCGGGATTTCAGCCACGCTCACCAGTACGCCACCAGGCCTTGGCAGGGAGTCGGAATTGATTATTGATCGCTCCCACGGCATAAGCTCAAACTCAAAGGTGTAACGGATCTCCATGCCTTGCAAGTCGTTGACCCAGCATCGCCCCCGCCCCGGGAAAAGCTCCTGCAGCATTCGATTCAGACTTGGCACGGTGCAGTCGGATATGTTGGTCAGCGCCTTGGCAAGTATAAGCAACCTGAAGGCAGAATCCTCCAGCTTGAATGTGTCCGTGTCCTTCTTCCCGTTGAACAGAGTTCCATTGTTGAACGTCCCCCACGCTGGCGGGGTGTCGCTGTAGAACCCAAGGTAGAATCCGGCGTCAACCTGCAGATACCTTCCTCCATCAAGCCCAACAATCCTACCCCAGATATCAAGGCCGAACCCCTGGGCGGTATCCACGTTCCACACCACGTTGTAAAACTCATCAGTCCATGTTGCCGAGAAATACTCAGTGTGATAGCTGATGAGCTGCTTGATGCGAGGGGATGCAGCGTACTGGCGCATGGAGATCATACCAAGTTAACCTCAATGTCAGACATGGCAACAGTGGGTGCCTGGTCTATGCCTACAGATACAGAATCAAGTGTTGCTGTAGTGGTTCCAACCTTCACGGAAAGAACCTGCACCGAGTTGGAGATCTGGGCGATAGGCCCATAGTAGTTGGATGCGAATATCTCGCTACCAATTCTGGCCCGCTGGAAACCATTTAGCCCGTTGAACGTCTCCACCACAGACTGCTTGACCAGATCGGTTATGTTTGCAGGTAGCGTAGGGCTGCTTCTCAGGCTGACCGAGAACTTTATTGGCAGTGATGCAGGCCTCTCCCAAGAGATGGTGTAGGTAGGATATGGGGAAGCCACCCCGCTTTCGCTATCTTCAACCATGATCGAGGTGTTCCCGGTCAGGTTGCATCCGCCATCCTTCTTCTTGTAGATAGCCATCCCCACATCTTCATCTGTTCCGCCAACCACGGCAACGTAAACGCAGTGGGCCGGGATCTCAAACGCAGTTGGGCCAACTGCGACCGGGGCGCCCGTAAAATTATCATAGGCGTAGACATCAATGACCCCCGGCACGTCCCACACCGAGCCACGAATAGCCGCCGCCGAGCCGTGCGCGTTCTTGGCCACAGACGCAAAGCGTCGAGCCTCGAACTCCGCCCGTGATTCAACGTTGGTGCCGGTTACTGCTGCCCCGGCGTTGCTGATGGCGTCCCAGCCAGGCGAGGCTTGAGCGATCCGGTTCAATTCTCCGATCCCGAGTTGGACGGGCCCAGGCGTGGTGCATGCAAATTCAACCGTGGACACCCCGCCAATCGGGAACGTAACGGCGCCACTGGATGCCCAGTAAAGGCCGTTGACGTCTCGGGCCAGTGAGCCGGCAGGGAGTATTGCCCCAGGCTGACCGGTGACGGTGGCCAGGACCACAGAAGAGGTGGCGCCCTTGCGATCAAGGAAGTAGATCCGCCCGATGCCGTCTTGCATGCGCCCCTCGCTTGTCGCAGGGTCAACCCCGGCAATCACGGCGGCCACAGCAGCATTGGCATCAGTGATATTTTGCGTCAGGTTGTCGGCAATATGGGCCTGCGGCGTGGCGCTGCTGGTGACGTTCAGATTGCCGCCGAATGCCACATTGTAGTCAGTGAGCACCCCTGCGCGGATGGCCGTAGCCTGCGGCACGGTGATGCCTTGGTAAGTGATCGTGAGCTTCGGCACGTTAGACATTGATTTGTGTTCCGTCTGTCAAGGTGACTTGAATTTGCCCGGTCACGCCTCGGGCCTGGTCATATATGAGCACAGGAGTGGCCGACGCCACGTCAGGGACGCGCAGGGCCTCTTGTTGATACCAGGCCGCCAGGGTTGCTTGTGCTGGCCTCTGGCCGAGCACAGATTGCTCGTAGGGGATGCCGTCATCGGTGCTGTATGGGGCTTCACCGCGCCACAGCAGTGACTGGCTGGCCACGTCCTGCGCCACAGAGTATGCCGACGAAGACATGGCAATGCTGCCAGAGGCATCAACATCCAGATCCCATGTCGTTGGATTCAGAAAAATCGTGTCCATCAGTTCGCCTTCGTCAGTGTGGTGAGATGGTCAGCCGTCATCTCTTGGCTGGGAGCCGGCCCGCCGCCGTGAGTGTGGCTGTTGAACAGCTCAACAAAGCGCTCGTCCACAAGTTTGCGCACATCTGCGCCCGTGTCACCCAGTTTAACACCGGATGTGTTGTGAACCAAAATCCCGCCATCGGTGATCTGGATGTAGCTGGTCGGCGTTCCATTCAGGAAGCCTCCCAGATAGAGCGCGTCGCTGAAGTCATGTGATCGCCAGCTTCCTGGGGGTGCTGAATCTTTTACTGACTTCACCGCCGAGATATCACGGGAGCAGAAGCAAGCCACGCCAATGTCGCCCGGCGACGGGTCCACTATCACCGCATTGGTGCCACCCTGCAGTCGGAAGTACGGCACGTTTGGTATGGTGCCGTGCTGCACCGTGTTGCCCTGGCCGTCCACCATGTCCACCAGCACCTTGATGTCCACTTGACCAACCGGCGCAATGCCGGCATTGCGC